CTGGCATCACCCTTCACGCCGCGCCCACGATCCTCCCCATGCCTCTCACCCACATGCTAGCCGCGCCCACGATCCTCCCCATGCCTCTCACCCACATGCTAGCCGCGCCCACCCACCAGCCTCGCCTACCTGATGACACCAGTTCCTGACAAAAAAATACCCGCATTTCTGCGGGCAATAAAAAACCCCGCCGAAGCGGGGCTTGGACTGCTAACTACTTAGACGCCTTCGAACTCGTCAATGGCATCAATTAGGAAAGATACTAACTCGGCATACTGCTCACGCTTACCCTCGAGCGCCTCACGCAAACCCTGCGCCACTTCAGAGATATCGCTATCCTTCACAATGGTAAGCCGGACAATAGAGGCGCTCTCCGCGCTCTTGCTTGTCTTAGCGCCAGAGGGTTTGCGGTTCGGATTATGTCCGAAAACCTTTCCCTCATTACACGCTTTGCGAAAAGTAGTGCAGAGGTTTGCTAAAATCTGACCGGCATAGAACTTTTCTGCTACTGATACAAAGCCCGCCATAATCATGCAGTCTGATTTCATTGTGCCTACCTTGATTTTAGACTTAGCACAATACTTATGCAGAGCGCTAGCACTCTCATTCGCTTTAGCGGTAAAGCTATCGCCTTGAGCTTTAAACGATGCTACATCTTTAGCGGTTTGCACTGCGTTGAATGTAGGAACTTTCTGAACTGTTGATTTCTTGATAGTCATTTGAATTACCTTTAGGTTTAATCGGCTTTGCGAGATTGCTTAACCGACAACTGAATTATAACCTTGATACATGATTGTCACAATGGTTTTGCTAGTAATGTCTGACATTATCAAAGGGCATGGCTCGGCAATTTTCAGACGGGTAATGGAGCGACCCCCACACCCCAGATTTGGCTTGATGGGACCCGGCTGCACTACGTGCTGTGTTTTGCACATCAGATACCACTCATTTGAAAACTTATAAAATAAGTCTTAGTACCCCCACCCCCATCTAATTATTCCGCAGTGCAACAAATCTAATCCCCTAGAAACACCCCCGGTACTCTTTTTGGGTCCCTTGAATAGGGGTATATTATTTTTGTGGGGATATGGGGGTTAGCGCCCTGTGTAAAGGGGGGACGTAGTCCTTCCTAAAAGGCATGGAAATATAGGTTCCTTGGCAGGCACCTGCACTCTTCGCCGCTCTTTAATTGAACACTGCTTTATGTGACCCCACTATTTATTTTTTGTAAGTTTCGGTATACTCAGCGCATTGGAGCCACAAACCGCTACCAGAGATACTTACATCCATGCCAATCGTAGTTACACCTGAATCGGGCATACCCTTACCTTTCGACACTACGCCGGAAGAAATTGAGCAATTTAGGGAACGTGCTAAAGCCGCAGTCGAAACAATCAAAGAGTTGATTGAAATGGGTGGCGAGGTAGAAGTGGACGACGATGACCGGCGCAATGCTCGGCACGCTGTTGGCAGTAACAGTATCAAAATCACTGAACAAAATGCAGGTACCCTAGTACATCTAGAGGCTATCCTGAGTGAATACGACCGGGACTTATTAAATAGTGCTACCCGTCTTCGTTCTTATGTAACTAACAAACTGCTTATCGAGACTGTCGATGAAGACCCAAAGGTGCGTCTCAAGGCACTGGAACTCCTAGGAAAGACTTCCGGAGTTGGGTTATTTAGTGAGCGCTTAGAGGTCAATGTGACCCACCGCACTATCGACCAGATTGACAACGAGCTTGAGAGCTTGCTCGAGAAGTATATGGGACCCGTTGAAATTGTAGAGACTCAGACTGAAGAAGAGTTAGAGAGTCTGCTGCACTTGGATGATGAGGACCTAGGGTTTGTTACTAAAGAGCAGAAAGACGGGGTAAGCGATGCTCAACCCTGAGCGCCTAGAACAGATTAAAGCTAATAAACACCTACTGCCCCCAGAGATTAGGGCTAAGCTAGGTGAGTTAATTGCTGCGCGTGAAGAGCTGACGGTCACTACACAAGCTCGAGATAGTTTCATGACGTATGTAAACTACGTCTGGCCTAACTTTATTCATGGTGCGCACCACAAAAAGATGGCTGTTGCGTTTGAGAAAGTAGCTAAAGGTGAGTGTAAGCGCCTCATTATTAACATGCCGCCTCGCCATACGAAGTCTGAGTTTGCGTCTTACCTACTACCGGCTTGGTTCCTAGGTAAATTTCCCGATAAAAAAGTTATTCAGACTAGCCACACGGCTGAGCTGGCAGTGGGTTTTGGTCGAAAAGTGCGTAACTTGGTAGACAGCGATGTTTATAAAGACATTTTTCCCGACGTGGCCTTACAAAGCGATTCTAAAGCTGCGGGTCGCTGGGCGACGAACAAGGGTGGAGACTACTTTGCTATTGGTGTGGGTGGCGCTGTTACAGGTAAGGGCGCTGATTTGCTCATTATTGACGACCCACACTCAGAACAAGAGGCAACCATAGCGGAAACGAGTCCCGAGGTGTACGACAAGACCCACGAATGGTACACATCAGGCCCTCGTCAGCGTCTGCAGCCGGGTGGAGCCATCGTAATAGTGATGACAAGGTGGTCAAAAAAGGACTTAACGGGTCAAGTACTGAAGTCAGCAGCCCAGAGGAGCGGTGAGGAGTGGGAAGTCATTGAATTTCCAGCACTTTTACCCTCTGGACGCCCACTTTGGCCTGAGTTTTGGTCATTAAAAGAACTTCAAGCGCTTAAATCCGAACTTCCGAACGGGAAGTGGATGGCGCAGTACATGCAGCAGCCCACAAGTGACGTCTCTGCGATCATAAAGCGGGAATGGTGGAAAATTTGGGAGCATGAAGACCCCCCGTTCTGTGAATTTTTAATTCAATCTTGGGATACGGCGTTCTTAAAGACAGAGCGCAGTGATTATTCAGCCTGTACGACGTGGGGAGTGTTCTACCAGCCTGACGATACAGGGACAAACCAAGCAAATATTATCTTGCTCAATGCGTTTAAGCAGCGTATGGAGTTCCCGGAGTTAAAGAAACGAGCGTTTGAGGAATACAAAGAGTGGGACCCAGACGCCCTGATTATTGAGGCTAAGGCGTCGGGTGCGCCGCTGGTGTTTGAGCTTAGAGCGATGGGTATACCCGTGCAGGAGTACGTGCCCAGTCGTGGTAACGATAAAATTGCCAGATTAAACTCGGTTGCTGATATATTTGCATCGGGACACGTTTGGGTGCCTAATACTCATTGGGCGGAAGAATTGGTTGAAGAGGTCGCGTCGTTTCCTTCAGGTGAGCATGATGACTTGGTAGACTCGACCTCACAGGCATTGATGCGTTTTCGAAGAGGTGGGTTCATTCGACTAGCTAGTGATGAGCCTGAAGAAATTCGTGAATTTCGTCGCAGAAAAGCTGCGTACTACTAAGGATTTATTATGGCAATAGAAAAGGGTTTGTATGCAGCTCCTCAAGGTCTTGAGGCATTAGATGCGCTAAATCAGGATACTCCAGAACTGGAGATTGAGATTGAAAACCCCGAGTCCGTAACAATTGGGCTGGATGGCGAGACGATACTTGAGTTTACGGCAGAAGAAGCTGAGGAAGATTTTAGCGAGAACTTAGCTGAAGACATGGATGAGGGCGAGCTTCAGTCCATTGCCAGCGAGTTAGTAAGTGACTACGAAGATGATGTGTCTAGCCGCAAAGACTGGATGCAGACATACGTTGATGGTCTTGAGTTGTTGGGCCTAAAGATCGAAGAGCGTATGGAGCCTTGGCCCGGCGCATGTGGTGTGTATCACCCACTGATGACTGAAGCGCTAGTTAAGTTTCAGTCTGAGACCATGATGGCGACGTTCCCCGCAGCGGGACCTGTCAAGACACAGATTATTGGTCGAGAAACACCTGATAAAAAAGAAGCGGCAGTGCGTGTCGCTGATGACATGAATTATCAGTTAATGGACAAGATGACTGAGTATCGCCCTGAGCATGAGCGCATGTTGTGGGGCTTAGGTCTGTCGGGTAATGCGTTTAAAAAAGTGTATTACGACCCAAGCATGGAGCGGCAAGTAAGTATTTTTGTACCCGCAGAAGATATTGTGGTCCCTTACGGTGCGTCGAATATTCAGACTGCTGAGCGTGTTACACACGTTATGCGTAAGACTGAGAATGAACTTCGTAAGTTGCAGGTGGCGGGCTTTTATTGCGATGTGGATTTGGGTGAACCGAATAATACACTTGATGAGGTCGAAAAAAAGATTGCTGAGAAGCTTGGGTTTAGGGCAACCTCAGATGCAAGGTATAAGCTGCTTGAGATGCAGGTTAATTTAGACCTAGCAGGGTATGAACATGAAGAAGACGGCGAACCTACGGGCATAGCCTTGCCGTATATCGTTACGATTGAGAAAGGCAGCAACACCGTCTTAGCTATACGTCGTAACTGGGAACCTGACGATAAAACTTTTGCAAAAAGACAACATTTAGTCCACTACGGTTATGTTCCGGGCTTTGGGTTTTATTATTTTGGTCTTATTCATTTGGTGGGGGCTTTTGCTAAGTCTGGTACGTCGCTCATTCGTCAATTAGTTGATGCTGGTACCTTATCTAATTTGCCGGGCGGTTTTAAGACTCGTGGCATGCGCATCAAGGGTGACGACACACCGATTGCTCCGGGCGAATTTAGGGATGTAGACGTACCGAGCGGTACGATGAAAGACAACATCTTGCCGTTGCCTTACAAAGAGCCAAGCCAAACATTGTTTTTGTTAATGAACAAGATTGTCGAGGAAGGTCGTCGCTTTGCAAATACGGCTGATCTTCAAGTCAGTGATATGAGTTCACAAGCCCCAGTGGGTACAACACTGGCAATTCTTGAAAGAACATTAAAAGTAATGAGTGCGATTCAAGCGCGTATTCACTACTCGATGAAGCAAGAGTTAGGGTTGCTCAAGAAGATCATTGCTGACTACACACCTGAAGACTACAACTACGAACCAACAGAAGGTAGTCGCAAGGCTAAGAAGTCCGATTACGACAATGTGGATGTAATTCCTGTTAGCGATCCAAACGCCAGCACAATGGCGCAGAAGATTGTTCAGTATCAAGCTGTGTTGCAGTTGGCTATGCAAGCGCCTCAGATGTACAACATGCCGTTATTACATCGTCAGATGTTGGATGTGTTGGGCATAAAAAATGCTAACAAACTGATTCCGATGGAAGACGATCAGAAACCTATGGATCCGGTGACGGAGAACCAGAACGTGCTGATGATGAAACCCGTCAAAGCGTTTGCGTATCAAGATCATCAAGCTCATATCGCAGTTCACATGTCTGCTATGCAGGATCCGAAGATTATGGCTCTCTTGCAAAACAATCCAATAGCTCAGCAGTTGCAAGCCGCAATGATGGCACACGTCAACGAGCATTTAGGGTTTGAGTATCGCAAGCAGATTGAGATGCAGTTGGGTATGAGCTTGCCACCACAGAAGGATGAAGCTGGTGAACCGATTGAAATGAATCCTGAAGTTGAAGCACGTCTTGCTCCTATGTTAGCAATGGCTGCACAACGTCTCTTGCAAAACAATCAAGCTGAAGATGCGCAACAGCAAGCACGGACTCAAGCGCAAGACCCGATAGTTCAGATGCAACAAGCTGAACTGCAAATTAAGTCAGGCGAACTTGAGCGCAAGAAGCAGAAAGATCAGATGGATGCCCAGCTTAAACAAGCCCAGCTTCAGATAGACAAAGAGCGCGTAGATAATCAAGCACAAATTGAGGGTGTGCGCGTTGGTCTGAAAGCAGAGCATGATCGTCAAATTTTTGAGTCTAGCCAAACCCTTGATTCAATACGTCTTGGGTTAGACGCAGAGAATAAACGTAGGCAACTTGAACAACAATCAAGGCAGCAAACAAAAGGCAGATAACAAATGGATATGTACGATGTTTTAATTAAAGAAATTGATGACAAAGTAAAACAACTCTTTGAGTACGTAGGCACAGGTAAAGCCGATACATTTGAAGAGTACAAAAGACTGTGTGGTGAGATTAAAGGTCTTCTCACTGCGCGGGGTTATATCCTAGACCTTAAAAACCGCATGGAGCATTCTGATGAGTGAAATCCTTATCGGCGCAAACCCCGATAACCCACAAGTAGTAGGTATGTACTGCCCTGAGGCTACCGCTGAAGAGAAAGCAAGTCAGTTACCCAAACCTTCAGGCTATCACATTCTTTGTGCAATACCAGAAACAGACAAAGAGTATGAAAGTGGCTTAGTTAAAGCCGATGAAACCATCAGGATTGAGGAAGTTTTAACAACAGTTTTGTTTGTTGTTGAGCTTGGACCTGATTGCTATAAAAACAAAGACAAATTTCCAACAGGCCCGTGGTGCAAAAAAGGTGATTTTGTGTTGGTCAGACCCAACTCAGGTAGCCGTTTAGTGATCCACGGTCGTGAATTTCGCATGATTAACGATGATACGGTCGAGGGTACAGTTGATGACCCACGCGGTATTAAGCGCAAATAAAGGAGCCACATCATGGCTGAATTTGAAAAAAATGAATTTAAGTTTCCAGATGAAACACTTGCTGAAGGCGGTGAAGTAAATATTGAAATTGAAATTGAAGACGATACTCCCCCTGAGGATCGTAATAAAGAGCCAATGCCCAAGGAAATCGTTGAGGAGCTAGAGCAAGACGAATTGGAAGAGTATTCCGACAAAGTTAAGCTGCGCCTTAAACAAATGAAGAAAGTTTGGCATGACGAGCGTCGTGCTAAAGAAACCGCGTATCGTGAGCAGCAAGAGGCTATTGACTACGCTCGCCGTGTTGTTGAAGAAAACCAACAGCTTAAAAAGCGTTATGCCGCCGGTGAAGTGGAGTACGTGGCAACTGCTACTAATGCCGCCGAGCTACGCTTAGATGCCGCTAAAAAAGCCTATCGGGAAGCATACGATGCGGGTGACGGTGATAAACTTGTAGACGCCCAACAAGCGATGCAGGAAGCAACATATGAGCTGCGGGAAGTGAAAAAATTTAAACCACCCGCTTTACAGCAAGAAGAAAACGCAGTACAACACCAACAAGAACAGATTCAACAGGCTCCCCAGCCTGATCGTAGAGCGATGGCGTGGCAAGAGCGCAATCCTTGGTTCGGTCAAGATGAGGAGATGACTGCTTCCGCACTTGGACTTCACGAAAAGTTAAAGCGCAATGGCATCCCGGTTGGGTCTGATAACTACTATGCGACATTGGACAAAACAATTCGCAAGCGGTTTTCGGAGTACTTTGATGACTCTGAACCAGAAACGAAGGCTGAACAGCCCCGTACAAAATCCAGCACTGTTGTAGCACCGGCTACGCGCAGCACTTCACCCAATAAAGTGAAGTTAAAGGCTAGTCAAATCCAAATTGCCAAAAAACTTGGCTTGACCCCTGAGCAATATGCCCGCGAAGCAATTAAACTGGAGAATTAAAATGGCTGAAAACAGAATTACCCGTGAGTTAGAAACCCGTGCAGTTCAAGAGCGTCCTAAGCAGTGGACTCAACCTGAATTGCTTCCTGAACCAGACAGACAGGCAGGTTTTGACTACAGATGGATTCGAGTTGCAACGCTTAATGTAATGGATGCCCGCAATTACTCTGCCAAAATCAGGGAAGGCTGGGAGCCGTGCAAGCTAGACGAGCAACCAAAGTTTCAACTGCTAGTTGATCCCAATAGTCGTTTTAAAGACAATATTGAGATTGGCGGATTATTACTCTGCAAAACCCCGAGTGAGTTTGTTGTCCAGCGTAACAAATATTACCAAGACCAAACACGCGCTCAGACGGAAGCTGTAGATAATAATTTAATGCGCCAAAGCGACCCAAGGATGCCGCTCTTTAAAGAGAACAAGTCCTCGACAAGCTTTGGTAAAGGTTCTTAAATTTAACTCAGGAGTCTTAAATGGCTTATCCTACTGTAAGCGCCCCTTACGGGCTAAAGCCGATTAATTTAATCGGTGGTCAAGTTTTTGCTG